CCTGGGTTCACCGAAGCCAACAAAGCCGCCGCCCAATCAAACCAATTGTCATAGTTGTCGGTCGATGGAATTGCTTCATTAGTAAAGATATCGATAGCCTTTAGGCCGTTGCCCCACAACTTCCAATCGGTGAGCTGGGTGGGTATTTCCAATTGTTGAGCCGTATATTGCTCGCACATCAAGGCCGCCCAAGATTCAAAGGTATGGAACCGTGGGTCATAGATTAGGGGTTGCCCCGCTTGGGCAGAGATCGTCATGAGTAGCCTCGGACATCACCAATATCTGCATTCAGGATTACTCGACCAAGTTGATAGTTACCTCCGACCACATTGGAGGTGAACTTGAGCCTGAGCTCCCGGCGCTGCTCTTTCATATCGATCTTGCCGGTGGTTGGGTCAAAAAAGAACGGCGAGGAGTCTTGGTCAGCAATTTGGGCGTATGGCCTTCCGGTCACTATTAGGCTCATTTGGCCGTTTTGAACGAAGTCCGGCTCTACCCGCTCAAGCCTGATCCAACGGTTTGCCCCTTCCATGGTTGGTTGCGATGGGCCACCGGCCACCCAACCCAAGTCTGAGGTCTCAAAGTAAGACTCAATGGCAACCACATTTTGGCCGTTGATGGCATCCACCCCGACTTCGTGCTGGTAAATATCAATCCGGTTTTCCGGAGTCTTAAAAGTAATATCCCCGGTTGCCGTGGCTACCGGAGGGTTAGACAAGGTAATGACAATCACCCAAAGGTTAGTCACCGGAACCGCAAATCCCGATCCGCTACCCCCAAGGTTTGTATTGCTTGCAGAAAGAGAGTCTCCGACCTCATAACCCGCACCCGGATCAAATATCGTAACGGCGGTAACCGCACCCCCGGAGACTGTTATATTGGCCGTAGCGCCCGCTCCTGAGCCTCCTGTGAGGGGGACATTAGTGTAGACGGCATCGACATACCCAGACCCCGGCGTAATCGCTCCTATGGTCTCTATACCGCTTGATTGGATAGCCGTAATCGTTGTGTTATTGGGTATATCCAACCCCTCAACCACATCGTTGACCCGTAGCGATCCGTAATAGGTATCGGTGGTCAACTTATCCAAACCGTTTGTGTAAGAAAACGAAGCGGTCAGGCGGGTTTCTTGGGGCAGAACATCCCAATCGGCCTGAATTGGAAAGGCGAAGACCTGAGAGAAGTACCCCGCCGACCTTCTTGCTCCTATAGCCTCGCCAGCGTCATACCAAGTGTTTTCCCTAATGTTGTAAATAATCGCATCGTTACACTCAGTTGAGTTACCGCGGGGGTAGAACCACCACACCTCGCCAAATCGAGGAACCTTGGTTACCCATACCTTTTGCCTTTGGGAATAGTTCAGATTGTCAAAGAACCAGTTTTGGTTCATCTGATTGGGTATCTCTTTCACCACCCCGTTATAGAGCAAAAACCGATCCGTTCCGCACCAATAGTAGACCCCATCGTATTCAATAGCGGATTGGGAAGACAGAATTGATGACTGAGACGAGATGATGTCGTACCGCCAAAATGTGGGCGGAGCAAAGTTTCCGGTGCCAGCTACACCCAAGGATTGGGGGTTGTAGGACACCCTGACTAGCGAGTCTAGCGACCAAAAAAGCCCTGATGGGGCGTTTGAACCACCCCGAACAGGTAGTCCTTGGATGATCTTTCCGGTGGCCACATTGGTCTCGTTGGCATCGGCAGACACCCAATCTTGGGCATTACCCGCTGAGCAGTTCCTGATCAGGCCATTGTTACCATATACAAATACATAAGGGTGAAGGGATACCACCCCGCCAGATACGGTCACATTGTTATTAAAGGTTGCGGTCACCGTTGCCGATGCGGATGCATTGTTTGAAATTACAACCGCCGTTCCAGAGACCGAAACCACGGTGGTTGAAGCCGGAATTCCAGCCCCTGTGATCGTTTGGCCGGCACCAATTAGAGTGTTGGCCGCAGCCAAGGTCAGGTTTGGGGTGCCAGTTGAGGTTGTAACTGAGTCAGTAAAAACACCTATTTGACTCATTGTTGTGCCGTTAATGTCTCCAATCAAAACCGGGCTATTAGTTGTGTTGTCGATTGCCCCAAGGTTTTGGCCTGGGTGGGCAAGCAGAGAATTTACCCCCGCTCCGGCAACATCGTAGAAGCCATCGAACTGCCAAAGGTTGGTTGATGTGGCCGTAAAGTTAGAAAGGGTGAAGTTGTTTACCCCGGCACCCACCCCGTTGTCATCGATGATGAGCTCTTGAAGGCCGCTTGAATAACCGGAAAAGACAAAGTTAAAGCCGTTTTGGGGGTTGACCCAAACGCCCCTAGATGGCCCCAAAAGTTCATTGGCGATAACCCGATAGCCCCCGACTTTACGAGGTCGGCCACGCTGAAACCTTACCCAACGGCCATCGTTGTAGTACTGCTTATCGAATACCGTACCATCCCGCTGGATACCGGCAAGAGTATCGAGGGCGAATACCTTTTGCGTCATTAGAATGTTCCGCCAAGCACACCGCCGCTAAATGTCCCGGTTCCCGTGACAACGATCCCTGAGGAGGTTGCCCTAAACCTTTGGGTTCCCTGAACCGTAATTCCAAACTGCCCTGTAGCGGGTCTATAAATGCCCGTAGTAGGCTCTGAGGAAAAGGATAGGGATGGAGATCCAACCGTTCCATCCGTGATCGACAGGGTCACCGTACCGGCCAAAATGGTCGAAGCGTTTAGAAGATTGACTGAGTCGCAAAGAAGAATAACCTGTTGGCCAGCGGGAACGACCGCCGCCCCGGCTCCTGGCAATCCGGTGGTTATGGTGATATCAAAATTTGATGCCGTGCCATCGGTTTGGTTGGTTACATAATAAACCTGAATGGTCTGAGGCACCTCAATGGTGACATTGCCGGTCAATGTGCCCGTGTACTTTTGGATCACATTGGAGGCTTCCGAAGGGGTCAAGGTGTAGGTTCCGGTCGTTACCGCCTTGGTCAGCTGGGTAAAGTTAAATTCCGCTCCTCTACCAATACCCACCGTAAAGAACCCAGACCCTGAACAAATCAAAAAGCAAGAATCCGAAGGTTGTAGGTTTAAAGAGGCGTTACCATCAACCAATTCGCCGCCGGGAGGGGTCAGGGATAGGGTTCCTGTACCGCCATTTCGGATTACCGTGAACCAATTGTCCCCAAGAGTAAGGGAAGAGGTCAGGGTAAAAGTCCCCGTGCCCCCTGTCCAAACCAAGGTTTGAGCTCGATCTGTGTCTACTACCGTGTAATTACTATTAATTGAAATAACCGGATGAGACTGATTTAGGGTGTTGCCGCTTGCCAAAAGGCCGTATCCGGCAAGGGTGGAGGCATCCACATTGGATGTGCCGACACCGAAAGCAATGACCCCCCAGGTTCCCGCCGTGTTGGGGTTGGTCTCAATATAGATGTATTTAGCCTGTCCGGCGGCTATGGCAACAATGGTGTTCCCATCAAAGTCAGCCACCGTGAAGGTATTTGCCCCTACATTTCGGATCAGGGCATCGTTACCCACCGAAGCCTGATTGGCAGGCGGCATATCCAAGCGCAGGCCGGCCGCCGTAGCCGTGACTTCCATAATCCTAGCGGCATAGTCATCGGTCGCATTGCCGTTGATTGGCCACTCAAGCTGAAGGTTGGCAGACAGGGTTATCGCCCGATAGGCGACATCGGTCGGCTGAACCACATTACCGGTAAAAGGCGAGTTATAGCTCATTATGAATCCAATACGGTGGCTTGACGATCCGCAATCCGTATGAGGTCTTCAGTCTTCAAGACATTGACAATCTTGTCGTACTGACCCTGCCACATCGGAATGCGCTCATCGTTTTTAAGGAAAGGCATGGCCTGCAAAAGGCTCCCGTAAAGCATGGCTTGGGGAGCATAAATCGTGAACCAATTGGTCTGATTTGAGGAATCTAGGGGTTGGAGCCGCTCGTAGTACAGAACCTCAAAGTTGTACGCCGAAGCCGGAGTTGGGGCTACCAACCAATGGGTATAGTCATAGTCACAGTAGAACTTGGGGACATCCGTATCCGTAGGATCAGGCCAATATTCCCTCAAGTACTCATATTTACGAAGTAATACGGGGCGGCGCTCTCCGGCCACAACCACATTCATAGACACGGTTTTGTGCCATCTAGCGGGCTTATCGATGACCGCTTGGGAAGCCACCATAGTGCTTTGCTGAACCGTAAGGTTGCCCAAGAACTTGATCTCTGCGGCCAAGACCTGCTCAGCGAGCATGATAAAGGTGGGGATCTTATCTAGGGTGGCCTGATCGGTTCGCTCTAAATAGGTGGAAATATCATCCACCAAGGAGTCGTAGGTCATTACGGCCGCAACGGTCATTACCACTTCCCTTTCTTAGCCTTGGCTCCAGCCATATTGGCCACCAAGGAGGGATACTTTGTGCCGGTTTTTTTAGCAAAAGCCTTGGCCGCCCGCTTTTGGTTGGGGCTAAGTTTCGATGGCTTTCCTAGCCCTTTGGGGCGCTCTTTTTCCCAAACTTCACTCATGAGAAGCTCCTTGTTCCGCTTTTGTCAATTATCAGGGCTTGTCCGCGAGGCTGCATCTCAGGTGCGTTTGGCACCGAAATATGAGTCCAAGAGTCAAACTCTAGAATAATCTGATCAAAGGCTACTTTGGAGGCCATGCAGGCTTCTACCACCTCCCGTGGTGTCATCCCCGGAACTCTGAGGTCAGCCGCACAGCCAAGCCGGTGCTGCGACGAATCTTTTGAACCGACCGCATCATTTACTGCTTTTGAGCGGTAGGCGCTATTGATCATCACGGCTTTGCCGCCTATCGCTTTTTTGACCTCTTGGAGGAGGCCGGCAAGGCGTTTGAGGTTTTCGATTTCAGCGCCATTAGGCGTGTTTTCAACGCCAAGGCGAACTGCCGTATCCGAGCGAGTAAGTTCTTCATAAGTAAAGTTCTCCGATAATTTATCAGTTGGGTTCATTTCTTTTCCAAAATCTCATCTAGTTGCTTGCTCTTTTCTTTGGAACCAGCCGACGAACCAAAGTAATAGGAGAGGATTTGGGTTACTGCCGCCGACAAAACTCCTAAGATGTAGATCAGGATGTCCTTGGCGGCCGGCTTGACCTCAATAAAGATCAAGATTGCAAAAAGGACAAACGATAGGGTAATGACCCCTAGGCTTAGGATTGAGTTGATGTTCTTGGTGATTGGGTGGACATCGGCTTTTGCCATCTCAGCCTCACGACCGCGAGCTGAGTCCCGGTCTTTGGCCTCAATCTCCATCCTTTTGACATCGGCCTCTAGATGGGCTAACTCACCCTTTTGGGCTAGTTCTAAGAGTTTGGTTTGGGCTTCAGCTTTGGCCGCAGGGTCAGGCAGTACGCGGTCTAAGACCTTCTCGCCAATCTTCAGGATGGTATCTAAACCAATCATTTCTTGCTCCTTGAAAGCATGGTTGCGGCAATATTGAGCATCGCCTTGGTTTGGTCTAAATCAGCGGGAGGGGTAGCCCAACCCACGGTGATCTGTCCTACAAACCTACTTGGCTCAGGCGGGACACTAATCCTGCACCCAAACCGCATACCCTTCTCGATGTACCACAAACCAATCTCTGACTGCGCCGCCTTGTATTCCCCGCAAGGAATCGTTCCTGCCATCAGCGCCACTACATCCTGGTTGTTGCCCTGGTTGGCGGTAAAGAGTCCGACATCCAGCCCATCATTCGTTTTGTCCCTACCCTCCTTGGTATACGCCCGATACTGCACCCGCGTTCCAAGTAGGGGGTTAACCTTAAACACCGCCACGGTAGTCGCACCCGTGGTCTTAAATAAGTGGGCTACGGCATCCTCAACCCGGTCTTCAACAATGTCCGGCAACTTCTGGTGTTCTTTATAGGTGCCTACGATTAGGTCTTTGTTGTCGTAAACCACCCAACCACCAAAGGCCAAGACCGCCATTAGGATCAAGGCAAACAACTTAAAGGGCGAGTCCACATACGCCAACACCTTAGAGAGCGTGTCATTAGCGTTTAGCTTCTCAGTCACCATGCCCCCGTTGCTTTAAGAATCCCGTAAAACACCGCCGCAACCGTAAAGATGATTATCCAAATCAGACGCTCTTCATGCCTTGCCCGTTGGAACTCATAGTCAAGCATCTTTCTTTCCTTACGCATTTGGCTAACTAAAGCCTTAACCTCCGTTACCGCTGGCTTGCCAAACTCCCGCTCCATGTCATCGTACATACCCTCTTCGGCGGCACGGATCTTTCTGACTTCACGGTACTCCTTGGCGGCATCAACGAAAACTAAATCACCGCGCCTTTGTAACTGTAACTGCTTCTTTTTCCACGCAATCCTAGCCTTGGCTTCCTCATCGAGAAAGTTACTAACCTCCTTGCCGGTCTCCTTGATCTCCCGACCAACTTTGATGGCTTCTTTGATACCCCCAAGGGCGGCTCTTGCGGATGCCGCCGGATCGGTAGGGTCCGGTAAGTTCGACATGAGCAAGCTCCGTAGACATTTTTACAGACCAAATAACTTCTTAATAAACTCAGCGGCAACGCCAGGGCCAAATAACACCGCAAAAATCGTTGCGTAAAGAAGATATTCAATCTTGCTCATACGCTTGTCCCCATCCTTTAATTGATGGGAAATATGCTCATACCTCTGAGCGCAAACCGCTTCGTGAACGGCCAATCGAGTTTCCACAGACTCCTCCATGATTAGGGCAGCGTTCCAATAAAGGCTTTAGCCGCTTGGGCAGTCATCACATTGCCAGAAGCGTCTTGCAGTTCTGCGCCAGCCGTGACTGCCTTCTTAAACTCTGCGTAGTCTGTGTTGGCGGGGTCAAATGGGATGTTGGAATTGCCATTTAAGTTTACAATTACGCAAAACATATTTGAATATTGGTCTTTAATTTGTTTATACATTTTATAACTCGCTTGCGGCTTCCCAAGTAAATCGGGTGTAAGTATTTGCTGTTCCTGAAGTTACTGCAATAAAACTAACCTGTTTTGCTCCAATGTTTGTTGCTGTTGCGCTGCGGTCTGTTCCGCCACTACTTACTTGCCCTGCCGTTGTAGACCCTTGCGCTCTTAAAGTAACTGTTGGCGCAGCCCTCATTGGAATTTGAAAAGGAAATCCGCTGCAATTTCCATCTCCCCAAGAAAGCAAATGAATAGCGTCAGAAAGTGATGTTGAAACTCCGGGTTGATTTCCAACATTAAAAGAGTTTTGATAATACCGTAAACAAAGTTGTAACTCACGCCCATAATCTATGCGCTCAAACGGTGTAGCAACAGAGCCTACTTCGAGTTGAACGCCTGTGATGTACCAAGTGGCATTGAGAGTGCCGATAACATTTGTTGCTCCAGTTGCGCCAAGATAAGTAGCGCCAGCCCATGA